TGAGTATATAGATGTACTAGAGCTATTTTAGTTAACTCTGATTCTAGTATTTTCTGTATCCTTTCTACTGTTCTAGCAAATCTAATATCCTCTGCTGCTAAAGTAGCTTTACCTTGTAAGTCTCCTTCATATCCGAAATATGCTTTAGGAATCTTTAGAGCTGCAAACATTTTAGATTGTAGGTACTGTATGTCATTAGTGCCGTCGTACTCTAAGCCTTTAGTTGTTTCTATTCTTGTAGAAGCATCTCCACCTCTTACAGGTATGTAAAAATCCTCCATCATATTCTGCATGTTGAACTTCAAGTTATATTGACCTGTTTTTTGATCAATATAAGGAGTCTTCTTCATAGTGTTAATAGTTTTTTGCATAAACTGATCAACTTCTGCTGGTGGTATTGAACCGACATTAACGAAAAATGTTCTTTTCTCTGGTGCTCTCATTATACGGTGTATCAGCATAGCGTCTTCCATTAGCGTCAACTGCTTGTATATTTTTCTAGCTGGTTCGATAAAAGATCTACCGTATGGTAAGTAGTTTGTATCAGATATTAATCTAAAATGAGCTACTTCGTAGTTATCTAAATGTACTACTTTTGAGTTTTTTTTCTGATATAATGTGCTTGGATCTTGGCTGCTTGCTAAACCGTCTGGGTCAATAGCGAAAGAGACTTTAGCAGGATTTTCTGGGTCAAGTCCTTCGTTTCTACTCATATTGTAAACTGTATAAGGTAGTACATTATACACTCCAAACTTCTCTGCAATCTCTAATTTTAAAAAGAAGTCTCCGTATTTACACATATTACGTGTCCATGACCATAGGTTAAATTCTATATTTAGTACATCGTAGAATAAATTATAAAGTACTCTTTGAATATTTTCATCTGAGGATTTAATACCTAATACTTCACCTTGATCGTTTTTTAATGTAGCTTCATCTGATAAAATGTCTAGAGCTGATGCTATAATTGGATCGGTATCCATTGCTTCATAATCCGAATACAACTGTATTCTCATTGTTTGGTAGTTAATATTTGGATTAAAAATATTTGCGTTACCGTATGAGTGTAGTCTGGTGAATCTATCTACTAGTGAATTAGTTTCGTAGTTTCCTGTAGTCTGAATTCGGTTAACATCCGCTACTTTAAGCTCTGTTCCTCCTATATTTCTGATTATAACATCAGAAGAGAATAATCTCTGTAGTCTAGTAAATAATGATTTATCGGCCATTAATGATCAGTTTTGTTTAATATATATTATAAATAGCATGTTTATAGCAACCAAGATATATCTTCTTGTCCATACCCATTATCTACAATATACGGATTATTTTGCTGGTTTCCAACTGATTTCATTACAGCTTTGTTTTTGGCATTGAGGTTAGTAAAAGATGATAACTGTGCTCTAGCTAAGTCCATACCCTGCTGTCTTAACCTTAATGCTGTATCTCTAACATATAATGCTGTTGCACATGATATTATTAAATCATCGTTATAGTTAATCTGTGCTTGAGGTTTTCCATTCTTCCATACGAATACTCTCATCTCACCTAGCAAACGCTTAGACTGTAGGGTAACACCTTTTTCTCTTATGTACTCTATTATCTTTGCTATTACTAGAGGTCTAGTTCTTACTGACATAGTAAAGCCTGGTACTAGTTTATCTCTTTCGTACTTCGACATATAAGACTCTACTGTTTCCATTTGGGATGTTGAACTGTAGTATAAGTTTTTATACTGTCTCTCTAGAATTTGTTCGATGGTAGCCCAACCAATGTTTGCGTTTTCTACTACTAAAAGTGCGTCGTTGTATTCTGATGCTATCCCTACCAGTACGTTACCGTAATCTTTAGGTGATAACTTTCCTTTATATTCCCCTACCTGTACGCAGTTTTCTATATCAAAGATGTGAAATGCAGAATAATCTGCTGAATCTCCTCTAGCAACGTCTGCTACAACCATGTATGATTTAGTATAGTCTACTCCTTCCCATATCCATAAGTTACCGTCAACTCCTCTTTTTTCTAGTGGATCTTTAATATATGTTTGCTCATAGAACATCATATCATCTGGTTCAAACACTGTATCTCCAGATGCTAGGAAATCACAATCACATTCTTGACCTGCCATCCTTGGTCCTAAGTCTCTATCTTGTTGCTCTCTCCAGTCTTTATTTCTTTCCGGATGTACTGTCCAGGGTAGTTTTATAGGTAGGAATGAATTCTCCCCAGATTCAGCTTTTTCCCACGTTTGGTGGAACCAGTTCCCGATACCGTTAGGAGTTGACAATGCCATACATTGCCCTCCGGTTGCTAAGGTTTGTTGTGCAGCTGTAAACGTTTCTTCAATGTTATCAATAAAGGCTGCTTCATCGATAAGGAGTAGTGATACTGCCTCCGATCTTGCTGCATCGGCGTTAGAAGACTTAGCTGTAATTTTAGATCCATTTTTTAACCTTAAAGATAATTTATTTTTTTCAACTGCTGGTAGTTTTAACCACTTTGGAAGCTGGTCGTACATAAACATAGTTTTAGAAACTAAGTTACGTGCAGTTGCTTGAGTTGTTGCTAAAGCTAATACGTTCTTATCTTTATGAAACAACATTAACCATAATGAGTAACCTGCAGCTAGAGTTGATATACCTAGCTGTCTAGATTTTAAAGTAATAAGAAATTGATTATCTCTAAATAAATGTAACACCTTACCTTGAAAAGGGTAAAGGTTAAATAGTATTCGACCTCTAGTAGGATGCTGTATATAGCAGTATTTCCTCATGAAGTACTCTGGATCTTTAGCACACTTGATATACTCCTGCGCTATAATCTTTTTTATGTCTTTTGCCATAACTAACTTATTTTAACTCCCGAAGAAGTAATAAACAGTGATTTGCCGCTCCAACCTCCTGCTGATCTTGTGCGTACTGTAACAGGTATTATAACATCTTTTAATTCTCCTGATGTTTTTATTTTAAATTTAACAGTAAACGATTGTGAACTACCGTCGTAATTGTTTGAAATATCTTTTATATCGCTACTAGAATCTACTGTAACTACACTTCTCAATATTTTGTTTTCGGATACATCTTTTATTTTTGACCCGGATTCTTGTCCTATTAGTAATTTATAAGGACAAGGTGTTTCTCCTTCTACTACTGTTCCGTATGTATAAGCTGCTATAGAATTTAAAAAGTACTTTAGAGTTTGAGGATTAGATAGCATTTTGTTTAACCCACCTATTATATTGTTTCTAAATGGGTGATAAAAATCTTTACCGTAAAACTCTAAATTGTCTTTTTGAAACTCTACTGCTAAATCTGCGAATGCATCTCTACTTGTAGTTTCTGAAAAGCTTTCTTTTGAAATATCAAAAGTATTAATAGCAGATTTTGCGTTAGGTTTTGTAATTGAATTAGATACTTTATTCCAGGAGCTATTAATAAGTTTCTTTATTTCTTCTGTAATACTTCCGTCTAGTTTATCAAAAAAAGCTACAATATTAGTATTGAACTTAGGAGTCTTATCTTCTCCGCTAGCTATTTTATTTGAATAACCTATGTACTCTCCATTGCTTAATTCTATTATAATATCAGATGGATTTTTTGAATTTATATTTGCAGGTTTACCTCTAGGAGTCCAATACAAGTTATTAATACTTACATCCTTTAAATCACTCTTTAATGCAACTGAGTTGTTATATCCTATCTTTATGTCTCTTTCAGGGGTTTCGTCTTTTTGTATTAACTCTATCAATTGAGAATAACTTATCTCATCTCCTTCTCCTGTTAGTACTCCGGTACCACCTTGCTTATCTAGTATTTCTTCGACATCTGTAAATAAAGGGTGTTTTAAGAAGTATAGAGATAGAAATTCATTGACGTTAGAAGATGCTGTTGTGTCTTTTCTAGTCTTTTGTCCGTAGTGTGATACTACTTTAGATTTAGGTATAATAATAAATTGACCTATTGATGTTTCTAAGTCTTTAAATAGTTCAAACTTAGCTGATCCTCTTAATGCTAATATAGGTTCTTTAGCTGTATCTGCAACTGCTTTATATATAAGGTTGTCAAATGCAATGTTTTTATCGTTTAGTAGTTTCCTAACCCTTGCATCTAACTCAGAGTCTATATTATAAAATGGATTAAATACTCCTTTACTTTGGTACTTAGGAGAGACTGTGAGCTCATTAAGATCAAAACCAAACATAGATTCAAACAAAGCCATATCCTCTTGATTGTTAATGTCAGGAAATCCTTTTTTGGTCTTATAGGACCATTCTAGTATAACTCTATCTATAAGATTCATTTATGAGTTTATTATAAACCGTTTTCTTCGATGTAATCCTCTAATACTGACTGTAAGGCAATATGAGCAGATGTTCCTGGTTGTTCATCCATAAGATTTATAGCAGTTTTAGCTATTTGCATAATAACTTCTTCTCCTTCTTGGTTAGCGTAAAATTGATGATCACTTTCTTGATCTTCTTTTACATTATTTCTATTTTCTGCTAAAAATTTTCTTAAATCAAAATTATCCATTGTATTTGTTTTAAATCTTTTAGTATTCTACTTCTTTTCCTTCAGCGTTAAATTTATATACAACTGCATTATCTCCATCTCTCATTTCGATAGCTACTACTTCATCCTCTTCTCTCTCATTTTCTGGGACTGGTGTGATAGTATCTATTCTCATACCGTCGTAGTTAGAGTATTCTCCTACTGTGTATACCTCCCCGGTTGGAAAAGTAACAGAATTAATAATTTCTTTTTTAGTAAATTTTACTTCACTTAAAAGTTTAGTAGAGTTAGTAGCTCTATTTTCTATTAAAAATTTTTTTAAATCAAAGTTATTCATTGTGTTTTATTTTTATTTTATTTATACTTCTGGTTCTTCTGCTGGTTCTTCAAAATCAACTGGTTCGTCTGTTAGGTCAGCTCCTCCACCTTCTTCTCCTCCTACATCTGCTGTATCATCTCCTCCGAGAGCATCTACTCCGGAATCTCCACCGCCTTCTTCTCCGGGGAAGTCTCCTCCTCCGCCTCCAGATGATCCACTATCTGTATCTGCTGGTTCTGCTGGTTCTTCTGGGGAACCCATTGGACCTTCTTTATATAGCACTGATAGTTTATCTAATGCTTGCTGGTATTCGGATATTTTATTTATGTAATAGCGTTTACCTAGTATCTGTGCTTCAAAGCCTTTCCCTAACCACTTTAATATGTAATCCTGTCCATTGGTTAAGTTAACCTTAAATGCAGTAGGTCTAGGAGATATCCAGTCAATAGATTCTACAAACTCTTTAAAGTCTTCAGTTTGTAGTTTAATTAGCGCTGCTTTTAATGTAGGGAATTTTTGAATCATTTTATCTGTAGCATCTTCTAAGACTGCTCCTTTTTCTGCTGATTCTTTTACTCCTACTTTATGTTTATCTTTTAGTACTGTTTGTTTCTCTGTATCTGAAAGTTTATTATAGTCTTTATTAAATACTCTATGAGCTATAAGATCTAATCTAAGTTCTTCTTCTTGACTGTATTTTTTCTTTAATGCGTCTACAGACTCTTCCATTACTCTTCTCATTTTCATAAGTTCATATTGATCAGGTCTCTCTGTTCTTAAGTACCTTTGAAGTTTTCTGAAGTTTGTTTTTATTAAGTCAAATAATTCTCTAGCTGCTTTATCAGTTCTTACATCAGAATTACCCATTAGTCCTTTTATATCGCCTACAATATCTGAGAAATTGCTATACAACTCTTCAAAAGAAGGTAGAGATATAGGTTTATGTCCTATATTTCCTGTTGAATCGTCAACAGACATTGTCTTAAAATATGTTTTCATATCAGAAGATACAAAATCTTTATCAGGCCATTTTGATACGCCGTATCTTTTTTCTATACTGGCTCTAAAAGATTTAGGAAGATCTTCTAAACCTAGTGTCCTTCTTTCTTCTTCTTCCTGTATATTAAGTTCTGCGTAAGATTCTAATATAAGTTTTTCTAATTTATGCATAGCTTACTTCTTTTTCTTTTTATACCCTTTATGCCAGTGTTCATTAGTAGTTTTAATATCTAGCTCACTAACAGGAATATCTTTTACTGTTTTTCCGCTTTCAAATAAAACATCGTAATGAGTAACTATATACTTTTTACCTTCTTTTACTAGGGTATGTTTTTCTGGAATACAGTTTCCTTTACCGTATGTTTCGTGTACTACTTTAGCAGCACAGTCGTGTTTAAATCCAGGTCCTGATTCTTCTAATTCATTTTTATTAACTAAAGTTAATTTAAAAGAGTCGTGTAAGCCAGTTTTCTTTTTACCCGGTTTACCGTTAGTAACTCTTACGTAAGCATCATGTCTTCCAACTTTCCCGTCTACTCTTTGGTAAATATTACCGTGTTGATTTTTAACATAATCTCCAGGCATAATTTGACCTCCTTTAGCTTCGTTTATATCGGCATCTAATTCAAACTTCTTAAATTTATTTAAATCGTTTAAACTTTTCAATTCAACTCTTTTGCCGTCATTATCTAATCCGTAAATATTACCATCATACTTACCCATTCC